AGAAGGGTAAAGAGCTTAAAGGGTTGACTTTACGCCGTAAAGATGAAGTCGCCTTGTTTAGGAAAGAATAACATGCCATTAAAGAAACTAGAATTTAGACCGGGATTGAACCGTGAAGGTACAGACTATGCCAATGAAGGCGGTTGGTACGACGGCGACAAGATACGGTTTCGTTCTGGTTTTCCAGAAAAAATTGGTGGCTGGTCTCGTTTATCAAATGATACATACTTAGGCGTTGCTCGTGCTTTGTGGAATTGGCAAGCACTTGATGGGTCAAACTACCTAGGCGTGGGTACTAACATTAAGTATTACATTGAAAAGGGTGGTCAGTATAATGACATTACGCCATTCAGTTTTATTAGTGCGGCCGGCGCCCCTGATTTTGCGGCTACTACAGGGTCAAGCATTCTTACGGTAACGGATGGTTCATATAACCCTGCCGTAGGCGACTTTGTTGTGTTTAGCGCGGCGGTATCTCTTGGTGGTAACATAACTGCGGCTGTATTAAATCAAGAATACGAAGTACTTACTGTACCAACATCTACTACCTATACTATATCAGCACGAAGCGCTACAACTGGACTACCTGTACTTGCCAATGCTTCAGATGTTGGGGTTGGTGGTTCCGCCACCATTGCGTCTTATGAAGTACCTATTGGTTTGAACGTATACACAATTGGTGTTGGATGGGGCGCAGGTCCATGGAGCCGTGATACATGGGGTTCTGGGTATACAGTTGGTATAGGTCAGCAACTTAGATTATGGTCTAACGATAACTTTGGTCAAGACCTTGTTATTGCACCTCGTGACGGGGGTATATACTACTGGAAAGCTTCGACAGGCGTGTCTACTAGGGCAGTATCGCTAAATACACTTTCAACAAACGAAGGATATGCTGGAACCTATGTACCAAACACAACTAATCAAGTTGTAGCATCTGTTATTCAGAAGTTTGTTATTGCTATGGGCGCTAACTCGTATGTGTCAGGCGACCCAGATACTCCGTTTAATCCGATGCTTATTCGTTGGTCAGACCAACTTAATCCATATGAGTGGGTGCCTGCAGTTACAAACCAGTCAGGCGAATTTGCATTAACAAGTGGGTCATTTATTGTAGGCGCTAGGGCTTCACGCCAAGAGATTTTAATATGGACTGATTCAGCGCTATATTCTATGCAGTACCTAGGTGCGCCTTACGTATGGGGCTTTAATATCTTGATGGATAATATTTCTGTCATGTCTCCTAACTCCATGATAACTGTAAACAACGTAACGTACTGGATGGGAGCTGACAAGTTCTATATGTATTCTGGTCGAGTAGAAACCTTACCGTGTGCATTGCGCCAGTATATATTTAACGACATAAACAAAGACCAATCATTCCAAGTATTTGCTGGTGGAAATGAAGGCTTCAATGAGGTCTGGTGGTTCTATGTAAGTAACTCAAGTGGCGGAACTACGATTGATAAGTACGTAATTTATAACTACGTTGACCGTGTTTGGTATTACGGGTCTATGTCTCGCAGTGCTTGGCTAGATTCAGGCATTCGTCAGTTCCCTATGGCTGCGGATTACAACAACCGTATTTTATACCATGAGTCTTCTGTTGATGATAATGCTGGAACTACTAGCTTACCTATCAATGCTTACGTGCAGTCTTCTGATTTTGATATTGGTGACGGACATAACTTTGGCTTTGTGTGGCGCATACTGCCTGATGTTAACTTCAACGGGTCTAATGTAAATGGTCCATCTGTAACTATGACTGTTAAACCACGAGTCAACTCAGGGTCTCCTTACGGCGCCGCTAATAACCCTGTAGTGCAAAGTGCGGACAATTATGGTACAGGGCAAGTATACAATATACAAGAATTTACAGGTCAGGTATACACAAGGATTCGTGGGCGTCAGATGGCGTTTAGGATTGAATCAGATGGGTTAGGCGTGTCGTGGCAGTTAGGTATGCCTCGTATTGATATTAGACCTGATGGGCGAAGATAATGTCTGCTATAGACCATAAGAACACACAGCTTGTACCACCAAAGGCACCTAACTTACCTATTGCCCCAGTTGAGTATAGCCAGCAGTACATAGACCAGCTTTCAAACGCATTACGTCTTTACTTTGGGCAGATAGATAACATCACACAAGCGTTAATAATACCCGATGCTGGGTTAACTACGGATAGGCCTATAAGTACAACTTTTATTAAGTTACAAATAGGCCAGCAATACTTTGATACAGATTTGGGGATACCAATTTGGTGGGACGGTGCAGACTGGGTAGATGCTAGTGGTACTGTAGTTTAATACATGATATTATTCAATAAACTAAATATAGTAGGAATTTACTATGAAACACTATAATCGAGGTGCATTATGGAAGGCATGCTAATAGGCGCCGCAGTTGGCGGCGGAACAGCGTTATTAACTGGTGAAGACGTTCTTACAGGTGCTTTATTAGGTGCAGGTACAGCGGGGCTTACTCAAGGCGCACAAGGATTATTAGGCGCAACTAACACCGCAGCACTAACAGGGGTAGACACAGCAGTAGATGCGGGTGTAGGCGTAACTGCAGAAGCGGCAAAAGACGCAGCGCTAACTTCTCAAGTAGCTTCCCAACAAGCTATGCTACAACCTACAACAACGGCTATTGGGGGTAGTAACTTATACAGCACTGCAGCTAACCCCGTCCTGACGGCTAATGCAGGTGGCAGTGGAATTACTGGGCTAGGTGGTATGCAGGCTATCCCCCAAACAACTCAAGTAGCTAACGCAGGAATAGGCGGTTTAAATGCACCTGTAACTCAGGGTGGGTTATCTGTTGGACGCGCCGCAGCTAATGATGTAGCTCAAGTGGCAGCAAAACCTGGCTTAATGGATAGAATTAGCACTGGGTACAGTAATCTAACTGATATGGAAAAACTAGGTGTGGGTATTGGCGGTACCGCATTATTAAGTTCTGCTATGGCCCCTGGTGTAAATATGCCTGAAGAAGATGAATACAAAGGCCCTCTAAGTAAATTTAAGTATGACCCTAATAAGTTTAATCCATCTCGTATAACCCCTAATGTATATCAACCTCGTTATGCTCAAGGTGGTATTGCTGCATTAGCTGGTGGTGGCTACCCAATGGGCAGACAAGATAATACTCAATTTGCAACCCCTACTCAGATGCCAATGAGCGCAGAAGTACTTCGCGCAGACTATGAACCAATGGATATGGCTAGGGGCGGTATTGCAGGTTACTCATTAGGTGGGTATGCTGCTGGTGGTAATCCTCGTCTACTTAAAGGTCCTGGTGACGGTATGTCTGATGATATTCCTGCTACAATTGCTAATAAACAACCAGCTCGATTGGCTGACGGTGAGTTTGTAGTACCCGCTGATGTGGTTTCACATCTAGGTAATGGGTCTACTGATGCAGGTGCTAAGCACTTATACAAAATGATGGACAAAGTACGTAAAGCTCGTACTGGTAAAAAAGCACAGGGTAAACAGATTAAATCTGAAAGATTCCTACCAGCATAGGACTAAAATGACTTTACAAATTAAGGTGGTCGATACAAGCTTCGTCCACCAAGTATGGCCTCGGGTTGAAGGCTTTATTGCCACTGCTGTAGCTTCAATGGATAATTTTCCTGAGTGGAGCAGAAACTATAACCTAGAGCATATTAAAATGTATTTAACTTCTGGTGAGTGGCTCTTGTTTGTTGCCATAGACGAGACTGGGACTATACATGGGTGCGCAACGGTATCATTAGTTAACTGTCCACTGCATAGAGTAGCGTTTATTACTTCTACTGGTGGTAAGTTTATAGCGACTAAAGAAGTGTTTGCTCAGTTAAAGCGGATACTAAAAGAGTTAGGTGCAACAAAGATACAAGGCTATGGCAAGGATTCTATAGTACGGTTATGGAGACGGTTTGATTTTGAGCCGCGTAACACTCTATTTGAAGTACTTATATAATGCAAGTATCGTTAGTGCCTGTAGAGTATGTTGAAAATGTATGGCCCCAGATAGAAAAGTATTTAGAGGGTCCTGCTAAGTATTCATATGGTAGGTACGAAGTAGAAGATATTAAACAAGGGTTACTAACTAAGCCACAGCATCTTTGGATTGCATTTGAAGATGACAAGATATATGGGGCGGTTGTAACTACGTTTGGATACTACCCTAGAATGGTGTCGCTAGATATGATATTTACTGGTGGCGTAGAATTAAAGAAGTGGATTC